TGGATAAATTGTCCTGTTCTCCCATTTATAACTTTTATTTTACCAAATATACGAAATATATTTGATATATACAAGGATTTATACCTTTAATTTTAATTTTGTTATTTGCTTTTTATCTGTACCATATTTCTCACAAATATATTTTATCTGCTCTCTTCCTTCTCGAGTTGCATAAAGTATCTCTAAGTATTCGGTAGCTTGTCTTTTGGAACACTCATATTCCACAGTTAGTAAATCCAATAACCAATCTTCATATTTCTGGTCTTTCTTACCTTTAACATATCTTAAATAATGTCTACCCTTTGGTAGAATACCAATGTATGCTAAGTATAATGCTTTTGGTTCTAACGCTTGTGTATATGGTTGTAGTTCAGCTATTAAATCAATCCAATCTGAATTCATTGATAGAAATCTATGAATCATATAATTAGACCAACTCTTTAAATCAGAATCTTCCAACGTATCAAAATAATTTGGATTCTGTTCGTTTGTTATTGCCTTTATATGGTCGAATAATGATTTAGCCATTTTATTTTTTAGTTTGAAATTCTTTTGGTAATAATTGTTCGTTTACTTCTCCACAATCCCCACATAACCAAATTTCAACAGGAATAATAGCATCTTGCGGTGTGCCTGTTATAATCTTTGATATGGTTAAGAATTTCTGACCAGGTATGAATATTGTACCTCCACAATTGGTACATTTCATTTCCTTTGCTTTAGATAAATCTATCTTTGGTTGTTGTGGTCCGCCTGGTCCTTTTGGTGGTGTGTTTTTTCCTCCACCATTCATTCCTATAATTTTAGCCATTTTTATTTTCTTTTAGTGTTTCTTGATATGATTCAAATAAGCTATCTGCTAAATCGAATCGTTTCTGGTCTAGCACATCTCTGTATTCATCATCTTCATACATCTTATCCCAATCTATTGAGTCTGCATCTATATCTGTATCCTCAATATCATCATAATCCTTAGCGTATATAAATGCACCAGTTGGATTAAATGATTCATCTTCGTATGTTCCTCTCAGAATAACATTTTCATTTTTTGCAACTAACCAATTTCTCAGTTTTTCAAGTAAAGATTGTGGTACAGACCATGCACTTTCTATATTGAATTCTATATCATCTCCGTTATCATAACAATCATTTATATACCACCACTTAGCTCCATACTCATCAATTCGAAAAGAATACTTATCATATGATTCCGATGGTTCACTTCCTTCAAAATATCTTTCTGAAAATTGTGTTGCATCTAATTGATAAGAACCACTTTCGGGTGATAATAATTTTAGTAGTTCTTCTTTAGAACCACTATTTAGATTCTCTACTTGAACCCATGTATACATTGAATTAGCCATTTACTACTTCCTCCTTTGGTTTATTAACTACCATACATTCGGTAGTTAAAATCATTCCTGCAATAGATGCTGCGTTTTCAATAGCACATCTCGTTACTTTCTTAGGGTCAACAATACCAGATTCAAACATATCTACGAATTGTTCATTCTTAGCATCGTATCCACCACCATTTTCTTTAATGTAGGTTACGATATCATCTTTTACACCAACTCCACAGTTATTTAGAATCTGAGAAAGCGGTGATGCTAATGTACTATTAATAATATCAACTCCTTTTAGATATGATTCTGATTCTTCACCTGATGGAGTACCAAAACTATCTTGGATTTTAAGTAATGCAATACCACCACCTTCAACAATACCTTCTTCAATTGCTGCTCTAGTTGCATGAAGTGCATCATCTACTCTATCTTTCTTTTCTTTGAGTTCAACCTCAGAACCAGCACCGATATTTAATCGTGCAACTCCACCACTTAGTTTAGCTAATCTTTCTTGAAGTTTTTCTTTATCGTAATCTGAAGTTGAACTTTCAATAGCTGATTTGATATGAGTAATCCTTTCTATGATTCCATCAGAATCACCTCCACCATTTACAATTGTAGTTGTATCTTTACCAATAGTAATCTTTTCACAACTACCCAATTCACCTAATGTAATATTATCCAACGTAACACCAACTTCAGAAGAAACAAACTGACCTCCAGTTAGTACTGCAATATCATTCATCATTTCTTTTTTCCTATCACCAAAACCAGGTGCCTTAACTCCACATACTTGAAGATTACCTCTCATCTTATTAACAACCAAAGTTCCTAAAACTTCTCCTGCCAAATCATCAGCAATAATAATAAGTGGTCTACTTTCTTGCGATACTCCTTCCAATATAGGAAGAATATCATTCATAGATGATAAAGTACCATCATACAATAAGATATATGGATTATCATAAGTAGCCATCATTTTTTCAGGATTGGTTACAAAATGAGGTGATACATATCCTTTATCAAATTGCATTCCCTCTACTAACTCCATATAAGTTTCAATACCATTACCCTCTTCAACAGTAATAACACCATCTTTACCAACCTTTTCAAATGCACCAGCGATTAATTCACCAATAACATTATCATTGTTTGCAGATATTGTAGCAATCTGTTTAATCTTATCTTTATCAGAACCAATTATAATCGATTGATTACCCAATTCTTTAACTACTATTTTAACCGCATCTTCGATACCTTTTTTAAGTTCCATTGGGTTTGAACCATTTTCTACTGCTTCAAATCCCAATCTAGCGATTTCTTGCGCAAGAACTGTAGCTGTAGTTGTACCATCACCTGCTTCATCAGCAGTTTTGGATGCAACTTCTTTAACTAACTGAGCTCCCATATTTTCGAATACATCTTCTAATTCGATTTCTCTAGCAACTGATACACCATCTTTGGTAATATGTGGTGAACCATGTTGTTTTTGTAGTAGAACGTTTCTACCCTTTGGTCCTAATGTAACCTTAACTGCGTTTGCTAATGTATCTAATCCACTTTTTAGGGATTCTCTTGCGGATACATCAAATTTCAATTGTTTTGCCATAATTTATTTAATGTTTGATAATATATTTAATATTGTTGCCATAAATGGAATTTCTTTATCAACAGCCAACGCATCTCTATGTTGACCTTCTGCTAATACTAAAATAACTCCACTTACACTCCCATTTGCAAATTCATCTACTTTATCATAAAGAAGTGAATACATTTCTGTAAAGTCCTGTACTTTTGAATCTGCTATAGTTTTTCTTATTTTGGTATATTTGTTTCTGGTATCATCTGAAGATTTTAGGATTTCTACAACTTTAGTTTTAAAATCAGAATCCATTAAATCATTTTTAGATACTTTTAATTCACCTTTAAATGAATTAAGTTGACAGGTATTTATTACCTTTCTAATATCAGGATATGCTGAATCTATAATAGGTACTAAATCTTCAACCTTATAATTTACATCTTCGGTTTTTAAGATTTTATCCATTTGTACAGCTACATCCTTTTTAGTTGGAGGAATAATTTGGAATGTTTGACATCTACTTTGAATAGGTTCAATAATCTTTTCAACATAATTACAAGTTAATATAAACCTACAATGTTTAGAAAATGTTTCCATTAAATTCCTAAGTATTGCTTGTGCGTTTGGTGTCATATAATCAAACTCATCAAGTATTACTATCTTATACTTTTTAAAACCTTGCGATGATGCAAAGTTTTTTACTTTATTACGAACTGTATCTACATTGTTTTCATCAGATGCGTTTATAATCATATAATCACATTCTATTGATTTTACAACCAATTTAGCTAATGTAGTTTTACCCGTACCAGCTCTACCAAATAATAGTAAATGAGGTACATCACCAGTTTCTATATATTGTGCAATCTTTTCTTTTAGGTGTGCATTACCCACATAATCATCAAGCTTTACAGGTCTATATTTTTCAACCCATAATGAATTATCTACTGATTCTTCAGTTTCTTCAAAAAATGCCATATTAATCTATTGTTGTATTTCTAGTCCAGTAATCAGATATGGAAGATATACTATATTCGTAAAGTGATTTCTTAACTTTTACTTCTGATAGTTTATCTTTCAATAAATCCAATTGAGCTGGCGTTATGTTATAATGATGGATTCCTTCTAAGAACCCTCGTAACCATTGTACAAATTCTTTTTCGTTCATTACCTACCTACTTCTTTTAAATAATTTTCTTTCATTTTATCCCAACTCATACCAATTGCATCTATGTAAAACAGATGTTCTGGTTTAAGTTTGTTATTATCATGCAATTTAGAATATCTCTTAATTGCTTGTCTTTTCCACCAATTATTGATGTAATCAATACCTTCAGTAAACTTCTTTTTCATCTTCAAATCTTTCTCTTCGATTTCAGAACGAAGGAACTCAGGTCCGTTTTCATACATCATAGCAAGATATACTCCTCTCTTAAAACCATGATGATAACTTGTAGCTTTGATACCACACTCTTTAAAAATCTGAGTTAGTATCTTTTGTTTGATACCACTTACAGGTCCACTAGCACCTTTACCAGCTCCCATATTTTTACCATTACGAATTCTTTCATTAGTAATAGCTTTCTGATACCACTCTGCTCTATTCTCTTTTATCCATTGATGCCAAGGGTCATAAAACTCATCATCTGGTTTTAAGGAAATCTTACCAGCCGATTCACCTAATGTTTTGTAATGTGGGATTCCATTATATTGGGAATGTATTCCGTAAAGAGAAGTTGTACCAACAGCGATTAAAGTTTGTCCATATTTCTTTTTCCAAAATTCTCTAACTTCTGGTAATGTACACATCATAGCTGTAAGTTTACCTCCTAAGAAATTATATCCCAATGGCTGAGTACATACTATAGTAGATGCCATAGTTGTATAATTAAGTTTACCTTCTTTAAACTTATTCTCTTTATTCCAACCTATGTATTTATCTCTTACACCCATTGATGTAACATCAGATGCAAGTGATACTAAACCTAAACCTTTACCACTTTTTTTATCTTTAATAAAGATTTTAACATTCCTACCAGGATTAGCTGTCCAACTCATTGTATGAATCATTCTACGAAGGTGAGTCCACTTTGTGGCACTCTCTTTATCATCTACAATCTCAATACAAGGTTCTAACTCTTCAATTTCTTTAATAGTTAGTTCTTTGTTATTGATATCAGTTGGTTTCCACTGCCAATCATAATAAGATGCTATGGTAGATTTATCTCTTAACATAGAATCCTCCTGCAGCTCAACCCATTTCTTATATAATGTCTGTTCTTCAACACTCATTTCCATAAGATAATCCATATTATCAATGAGCTTTTGTTTCTCATCCTCAAATATAAATTCAGGTTTAGCTGGTTCGGTATCCCAAAAACTCATTATTTAATCTCTACTAAATAATAATTAGAAACATAATCTCCATCTTCAAAAGAAAGATGTGCTAATCCCTTTGAAGAAATCTTTAATGATGATTTATTAGAACCCTTATTAGCGATTAAAATAGCTTTAAGATATTTTGCTGAAAATGCAATCGGTTCGATATCACCTTCACAAGTACAATTAACGTTAATACTAATTCTATTAGAATTGATTGAAGAGTATCCTAAGATGATTTCTCCTTTGTTATCTTTACAAGTGAATGTAAATGTATCAGCATCAGCTAATGCACCTTTTGATTTGATAAACTTAGTAACAAATTCATCATCCAATGTTAAATCGGAATCAAATGGTGGTAATGCTTTTAAATCAGGTACCGCTGGGATTACTGATGGTGCAGCTAACATATACTGAACCTTAGTTCCCTTATCACTAAATTTAAGAGCGCCTGTAGTTTCTTCTACTTTGATTGAAGAATCTAATACACTTAACAACCCCTTTAATTGAGATGTAGTATAAATACCAAAATCTCCAGTTGGGAATTCTTTTTCTGTAACAGTAACATCACCTAATAAAGTTTTGTCATCTGATATCATTTTTACCGATACATTCGCATCAGTTGAGTTTAACATTACCGATTCTACCTCACCACCGAGATTATATCGATTAATAAAACCATCCAGTTTTAATTTTTCCATTTTTTATCTTTTATTAATTTAATATTTGTAACAAATATACGAAAAATATTTGAATTATCCAAATTATTTCGTAATTATATTTGAAAAAGTATCACGCAACCAATCGTTTATATTTCCAAAGTTGCCTATTACTTTGTATTTATTTAAGATTTTCATAAATCCTAATTTTGAAATCGGAGAAATAGGTTCGTTAAATCTATCCAATACGTTCATTTTAATATTACCACTTATATCAACATCATCTAATTGCATTAGTTCTCTGTTTAATAGTATTTGGTCTTTAGCTTCAACTATATCTTTATAGATTTTTATCTTACCCTTTTTCTCTTCATTTTTTTGTTCTGATAATTTTAATAAATCATCTACAGTTAATTTAACATCTTCCGTAATTTCAGGAAATCGTTTAACTACTGTTTTAATACCACATCCGTAAACACCTGGTATATTATCTGATTTATCACCATCCAAAACTCTGTAAAGTAAAAGGTTCTTTGATTCGATACCAAATTCTTCTTTTACCATTTTCGTATTATAAATCTTCTTCTTAGTTGGTGACCATACGATTGTATCATCATCTACTAATTGTAAGAAATCTTTATCAGTTGACATTATAACGGATTGTTCACCTTCCTTTAAAAGTTTTGTAGATATATAAGCCATAATATCATCAGCTTCAACTCCATCGTAAATCATTGTAGTTAAAGGTAATGCATCTAACATTTCATTTAACCAAACAAATTGCCTTTTCATTGATTCACGCTCATCTTCGTCGTTCATCAAATCTTTATATTGGCGATTTACTCTAAGTTTATTCTTATCTCTTTGAGCTTTATATCCACTAAATTTCTTTTTTCGGGAAAGTGAACCACCTTGTCCATCAAATACAACAACAACACGAGTCGGTTGTACATTTCTAATTGCGTAACCTATTGATTTTAGAACACCAGTAACTCCACCAACATGCTCACCATCATCATTCATTGTAGGAATGGATGACCAGCATCTGATAAATGTATTTAAACCATCTATAATTAATACTCTATCATTGAGTTTTTTATCGATATTTTGGTTGTGTTCTTTTTCAACCGAGTTCCATATGTTTTTGTATAATTGTTTCATTTATCCGTTTATAACATCACCAGTTGAGGAATTAAAGTATTTGTTTAAAGTTGCGATTCTATCATCCGCATCTACCAGCATAATGAGAGCTTCATCTGCATTTTTGTAGAAATCTTCTGTAGAATGGTCTCCAATACCAACTGCTTTATTTCCTAATAATTCCAATGAAAGGAGCGCTTTAGCTTTATCAGCTTCAGCTCCCTTCATTAACATTTCAAATAGTGTTTTTTCCATAACTTAATTTTATGCTTCTTCTTCGGCACCTTCAGAATTCCTTTCCATTGCTTCAACATCAAGGGTATCTGATTTATATTGTAGAATTGTTGATTCACATATCTTTTTATAGATTTGTTCTCTAACATCTTCTCTATTATCCATTAATTCTATGAAATCTTTTGATTGGAATTTTAATTCCTCCCCAGTTTCAGTATCAATGTAAGTGTACCAAGCTCCAGCCTGTTTTAATAGTTTATTTTCTTTCATTACTCCTAACCACGAACCGTAGTTATCTATTCCTCTATCAAAGTAGATTTCAAAATCAGCCGCCCTTAGAGGTGGTCCCATTCTGTTTTTTACTACTTGACAACGAACTTTCATTCCAACCGTCTTATCCTTACCATTTACCTTCATTTTGATTTGCCCCATATTCTTTAACCTTAATCTTACTGAAGCATGGAAAGCAATAGCTTTTCCACCTGAAGTAGTCCAAGGGTCTCCGAACATAGCGTTCATCTTTTGTCTAAGTTGATTAGTGAATACCAATGAGATTTTCTGTCTACCAATCATATTGGTAATCTTTCTCATTGCCTTAGATATAATAATTGCCTTATCTGTAGCATATCCATCTTTTTTGTAATCAGCTGCCAACTCATTAGTTGTTGATGCTGCTGCTACCGAATCTACTACGATAGTAACTAATTTATCTTTGGAAGTTTCTCTAACTTTCTCAATGATAGTTTCTGTGAAATCAAAGATTTGTTCAACCGAATCAGCTGATACATAAAGAAGTTTGGAAACATCAACACCGATTGCTTCTAAAAATTCTCTACTCACTGCCGTTTCTGTATCAATAAGAACAGCTACACCACCTTGCTTTTGTGTTTCAGCAAGTAGGTGAGCCGATACTAATGATTTACCCGATTGTTCTAAACCAGTAATTTCTGCGATTCTACCAACAGGAAAACCACCATAAGGGCGATTGGAAATTGCTACATCTAACATAGCACATCCTGTAGATACCCAACCTTGCACATTTGTAGGTGCTTCGTCCTCATCTAAGAAGAATGCCACTTTGTTATTTTTCGCTTGTTTGTTAAGCTCACCCGCTAGGATGTCCGCTAAATCTAATTCTTTTTTCGCCATTTATTGGGGTTTATCCGTTAAACAAATCATCGAATGCAGCTGCTACATCATCAGTTTTCTTTGATGGTGCAGGTTTTTTCTCATCTACATCGAATGGTAAATCATCTTTTACTGGTGCAGCTTCTTTCTTAGTTGAAAGAGTTTCTGCTGATACTGAAGGTTCACTAGCATTTTCATTTGCTGCGCCTGGATTTAACCAACCTTCTAATACTGATTTTAATTCATCATAAGATAATTCAGAATATAAATCTGTAATTTCAGTTTGTGATTCCAAGAACTTTTGAACGTTATCAGCATTTTCAGTCAAAGGTGTTTGCTTTGGTTTAACTCTGATAGTTGTTACAGGATACGAAGTACCTGCTTCTTCAGCGGATTGATATTCAATTGTAATATCTCTACCACTGGTTGGGTCGGTGATATCACCATAATCTGGGTCTGCTATATATCCTAAAATTTCCTGATATACAGTTTTACCAAATCCCCAAAATTTCACTCCTTCACCTTCTTGCCCTCTAACCAAAACAGGTACGAAAGTTCTTAACTTCGGCTCCATTTGTTTAGCAGCTTTCCAATCTTCCTTATCACCCATTCTTTTTAGTTTATCCGCAAACTCTACAATAGGGTCTGGTCTACCAAATGATTGTGGTGATAAATAAGTTTTGTTATTAATGTTGTAGTGAAAATACAATTCGATGAATGGATTATCCTTATCGAATTTGTAAGGAACGATTCTTACTTGCGTTTTACCTGGTGTAGGTTTCCATAATGAATCACTCTTCTTTTGTGTGTTTTGTAGTTTGTTCAGTCTACCTCTGATTGCGTCAATGTTAATTGCCATAATTACTCCTTTTAAGTTTAAAAATTTATTAATTTAATGGTTTTATTTACGTGTCTATCCTACACGCGGTGTTTACATATATAAGTATAACGTTCCACCAAAAACGGCATACTTTTTAGGGTTAAATTACATTTTTTTTGCTATTTTTTCCGGTCCATTTTCCATTCACCATATGACTGTAAATTATGTTAAAGTATTCTCTATCAAAGTAATCTTTTGCTTCACCTTTAAGTTTTACTTTAACCACATCTGTATTTGGGAATTTTATTTTAGTACCATAATTAAACATAGTCATAATACAATTTTCGTTTGCTAATTTAATACTTTGTTTTGGAAATATTTCTTTGTTAACATCCCTATGAGTATCGTGAAATATACCATCAAATGTTTTACCAATTACAGGTAAGATATGATACCAATCACCATGTAGTATTGTAACATTTGGTTTATCTTTAGCCCATTCACAAGCTTTTTCGTATATTTCGGGATGTTTTTCTATAATTGTATGGGATTTAATATTATAAGTTTGAATTTCTGTAGCTGAAATACCCATTCCAAATCCTATCTCTAAGATATCTCCACCATTTTGGGTAACAACTTTTGCGAACTCTTTCATCACATCAGTTTCAGCCACATGCATAACTAACCTATGTTTTCTGAATTTAGTATTATCAAAATCAGAGGTAGTTATCTTATCCTCACTTATATTTAAACTAATTACTTTGCCCACTTTCCTCTCTGAACTATTTGTGATATGATTCCATACACACTTAAATCTTCATATGTATCTTGAATATTCTCTCCAACTTCATCGGGTTGTCCTTTTACTACTAATTGTAATAATCTTTGGATTTTATCATTTTTTCTAAACCACAACCCAGTTAGTGCTATTTTTTTATCATCTTCGGTTTCTAAGTTTGAACCTACTGATATATTACCTGGTCCGTAATTCCTTTGTTTTTTACAAAAGGTAACATACATCTCATCTAATATCTTTTTAAATTCTTTTGTGGTTTGGGGATATTTTTCTTCGCAGAATTGCTGCGCTGATTGTTGTTTCATATAACTTATTTAATTTGTTAACACAAATATACGAAAAAGATTTCATATATCCAAGGAAAATTTGAATTATTTTAAGAAAATTTTATAATATCAAAAACTCTTGTGTTTATCTTCTTTGTTCCATCAACATTAGTTACTATGATGGAGTTTTTAAACTTATCCCAATCAACAGTAAAACTTTTATCTAAAGTTCCACCATTCTCTTCTTTGATTAGTTCGTTTAATGCGTTAATTGTGTACAATGTATTAGATTGTTTTTTTCTATGTACCAATATTGTATCGGTCAATGGTTTCTCTGGCTTATATGCCGTATCTATATTATAGGTTACAAACAATTCATCCAAATCAGATTTATTCTGTAGAACATATATGTAGTTGTAAACTATATGATATGTTTCTCTAATCTGTTGAAGCTGGTCTTGTAATTTCTCCTTAGTTGTAAAAGTACACAATAGTTGAGTTTTCATTCAGTCTCTTTCAATGTTTTATACTACTATAAGTATTAAATACTTGGAGATTTATGATTTAGATTTGAAACAACTCTGCATTTCAGTTGAATAAGTCATTGTGTTACTTGTCTTTCCTACAGCACCTTCTTTACTTCTATAAGTTTTATATCCTAACTCTTTTTTACCCCCACTACCATCAACAACATATGTAAATACCTTTTTACCTGTTACATTACCAGTAGGGTTTCCATCTTTATCCTTTTCATTACTATCATATGTTAGAGCTTCTTCTTCTACTAATTCAAACTTTTGCTTAAATTCAGTTGTACTTTCTACACCCAAACATCCTCTTAAAACTTCACCATTAACAATAGTTCCACCCATATTTACATCAAGAGAAGCACCAGCTATTGAATTTGGATTTCCTTTTGTATATGCTTTAGGTGGGTAATCCATCATAGTTAAATGAAATCCTCTAATATTTTCTTCTGCTTCCATTAATGTACCCAATCCAACCTTAACCCCATCTACATCAGCTTGATAGTCATTCATTACCTGAATTTTTTCTCTTTGCATTTCTACAACTTCTCTTCGTTGTTCAGATAATAGTTTCTTTACATCTAATCCAACTGTAGTAGGATTTTCTTCTTGATATTGTAGTGCAACTTTGTTAATTGATTTAACTATTGGGGCATTTAACTTATTACCATCATTAGCAAATTTATATATCATTTCTGCTTTTTGAATATTTGTTAAATCTTCGGGCTTTACACCTTTTGGTAAATAATTATCCCATTTTTTATTTATTTGAGTAAAGTCACCCTTTTTCCAAGCAGTTTCACCATATAAAGCATAATCCATATTTTTCACCAAAGTTCCCTTATCGTTACTTATGATTTTTGCTATCTTATCTGTATCTAATTCTAATAAGTTACTTGCTATAGTAACTGATTGGTTATTATACTTTTCTTCAATTTCGGTCATTTTAGTAGAATATTCTTTATTGATATCTTTAGCTTTAGCTTTATCATCTTCATTTAGTAAAGATTTTTCAATGTAAGAATTATAGTTATTCTCTTCATTCGCTAATGTAGAATTATCTTGAATATCTTGAGTTGTAGTTTTATCACTATGGAATTGTACTAATAAATTTCCATTTTCATCAGTTACGAAAGTTGCAGTATCAGATGGATTCATTCCACCACCACCTGCTTTTATAAATTCATTTAAATCATCTTTCTCAACCTCAGTTCCATTTGGTAAGTAAACTTTTCCTTTTGCGTTATTTACCATATCAACTTGAGCAGATATACTAGCATCAGCTCCGTAGAATGGAAATGTTTTTGTTTCTTTACCAAACCCAACACTTGATTGAAGATTTTTAATTCTTTGTTGAGTTATTCTATGTTTTTTTATAGCAGAACGAGCTGAAACTCTTGATTTAGAGTATGATGCTCTTTCCTGCATAACTTCATTATATTGTTCTGGAAATTGTGGTTTGCTTGCTTTACCATTTCCAATTGCCTCTTTTCTTCTTTTTTCTAACTCAGGATTTTTTGGAATACCAGCAGTTTCTTTTTGTTCCTTACCTAATGTTGTACCTCCAAATCTTTTGTGAGAATAATTTGCTAACTCTTCTTCAGTAGTATTAGGATATTTTTCTAATATAAGAACCAATTCACCAGAAACTATTTCATTAAATGCCGAACCCGGTCCACCTGGAGCTGGTTTTGAACCTGTTTTCTTTTCATATCCCTTATAACCTTCATCAAACATTGTATTTTTAACTTCACTATCTCCAGTTTCAGATACAACTTTACCTATTTCTGTATTATCAACTTTTTTAGGGATTATTTTTTTCTTTTTAGCTTTATCTACATCAGATGGTTTATATGCTGGGTCATCTTTTGGTAATTGTGATTTAAATTCATCACCAGCTTCACCCGAAAATGCTGTTTTTGTTTCTTCAGGTTCTGATTCACCATCTTTATCTACTTTTACTAACTTACCACCATCATTTTTATAAGATATAAAATCATCTTCTTCTTTCCCATATCCTTTACCTTTCCAAACAAGCCCCATTTTCTTAGCTCGTTCTTTTTCTCTATCATCTAAGGGTTCTTCTTCATCTTCTATTAAAAGATTTTCAATAAGTTCGTGTTTGATTGATGATAATCCTAATTCGGTCAGAATCTCACTAAGTAATTCTATATGTGAAGATTTTTTAAGTAAGGGATACCCTTCTCTTGAACGGAAGTTCAATTCTTCTATTATTTGTTCTATAATCTGATTCTTATCCACCATCTATAAATATCCTATATTACACTTTTTCTTCGTTTACAACTATATTCGTATTCACTCCAATGTTTAGTTGGTGTAGAGTTTGGAAAATAATAACATTTAGAATCTCCATTTGGAAAATTTATATATTTAAAATATCCACTTGGAACATGTCCACCTGTAGGTAGAACCATATGCCCTTCTTTAAATTCTAAAACTACTCTAACTTTTAGAGTACCGAATTTGTTTGCCCACACTCTTTCTTGTGCTTCTAACTCTCTCCATGCTCCTCTATTTAATTTATCAAATTGTAGAGAGCAATTTAAATACGAAAATGTTGTTTTTAAATTTTTATATGAATCGGTAAAGGCAGCGGCCGGAGCCATATGCCCTTTATCCCAAACATTATTCTTATAATCAGCTGAGTTAGATGTGTACACTCCTTTTACTGTGTAAAAGTCCATTCCATCTCTATCAGCTACTTTAGTTATCTTACGAACATCATATTCAACCCAATTTGGTTGTTCCAACGTTTCATTGTAAGATACTTTAAAAACTTCATTTTTAATAATTACATTTGTTCTGGTCTGAGCGAACAAACTCAAAACAACTCCTACGCATAATAGTAGGGATAAGCTTAACTTCCTTTTCATTTAGTATAGTTTAGTTCAATATATAAATATTAGAGTTTTGAATAATCCGAACCCCAATCCTGCTTAACTGGGAATCCGAATGACTCTAATGTTTCTTTTACTTTTAGTATAGTTTCTTTATCTTCTATACCAAACTCATATAAGAATGAATCGTATGTGTAAAGAATAGGAAGGGGTAAACCTTCTTTTTTTAATTTATTCAATACTTCGATGTTGAATTCCGTTTCTGTCGCTTGTAGAATGTAGTTAAAGAATTTTTGAGCGTTTGGTTGTTCAATCCACCCCAACGGAATCTTTCTACCTTTTGGTGTTTGTAGATATCCTCTATCAACCGATTCGATTTGCATTTTGTGAATAAACTTATCTACTTTGTCGAAGAACGGAATCTTTCTATCTTCATCGGATACACCACCATAAAGGATTCTAAACGTTCTTCCTTTGGATTCATCATAATCACAACCATATTGGTCTGCCAACCATTGGTGAACCGAAGTTTTTGGTAAATCGTATCCAATCAACTTTGCTATTATTCTAACGTGATACGCATCGTAATCAAATTGTAATAATGTTTTACCATCTTTTGGTATAAAACACTCCCTACTACCATCTTTCTTATTAAGTGCTCCGTAATTGATTCCTAAATGCCTATTTGAAGGTCTTGAGGTTATTGTGTATGGATTGTACTCCGTATATACCCTACTCCCCCCATCGCTTATGGATTTATGATTGCTTGGCCATCTATCAAAAAATTTTTCCCTATCGACCCGAACCCCCAATCGTTCTACATCTGAAAGGATAGGAATCATAGTATCATCTACCCAATTTTTACCAATATTCTCATTTAGTGGTAAATTTTTGCTTATCTCATCGGTTATACCTCTTAGTACTTCACCCCACTTCATTATAGAGATACTTTTACCTAAATCATCTCTCATACCCAATCTATGGTAAAAGTTCGTTAAAACCTCTATTTTCTCTCTAAATGGATATATTTTATTATGCATAAAGAATAATACCGTTTGAACATCTTTCAAATCCGTTATTCCTAAATCAGTTTGTAACAATGATTTTTTATCCCAACACCATTTCTTTTTGTTAGAGGTTGTTAAGTCTATTTCTAACTTTTCACAATCATTATGATTAAATGGTAGTATAAAATCTAAGTTTCGGAATTGGACATAGAGAAATGACAACCCATTATTCATAGGATGCCGTTCCAAATCGAAGAAAATTGGAATAATTACTGATTCTTCATTATTCCAATATTCTAAGAATTGTTCTTTCTCATATTGAGATTCTACTATTATCAATTTAGCTTAATACTAATGAACATCTTTCATATTCTTTCTTACTCATATAAGTTTTGTTATATTCTAAGAATGAACCTCCAAATTTATTATTAACCATATCTACCATAGTTTTCCAATCAGGATTAGATAGATTTTCTTTATACTCATTGTATGAGTTAACCCAATACTCAACAGAGCCCCAAGTTGGTTTGTTTTCAATAAATACATATGATGGGAAATATTTTAAAGGAGTTCCATTTTCTGAAGAAACAGAATCTTCTCTCATTTCATACATATCAATCATACCATTGAAAGTACCACCTTGCAGAATGTATTTCCATTCTGATATCTTTTTGAATACATCATAATCTACTTCCGAACCATCGGTGTTACATACATTAACTCTTACAGAAGAACCACCACTATAAACATCAGAAGTAGCCCACACCTTTAAGGAAGGGTAATTTTTCTTAACAAATTGTTTGATTATCGAAGCACAACTCTTAGCGTTCATATAGATGTATTTTCCACCATCATAATTATCATCTCCGATTTGTGTAACAGGAAGTTGGAACTCAGTTCCGTTGATTGAAAATTTAAATTTTTTACTCATAATTTTAACTTTTAGTGTTTTAACTTATTTACATAGTAAATATACGAAAAATAAATGAGAAATCCAAGGAAAAAGTGAATTATTTTTGGTGACTTCGAAAGGATTCGAACCTTTGACCGTCTGCTTAGAAGGCAGATGCTCTATCCAACTGAGCTACGAAGCCATTTACTCCGTAAATATACGAAATCTTTTTTAAATATCCAAGGAAAAGTGAATTATTTTCGAGGGTAGTGAGAGATTCGAACTCCCGTATATGGATTTGCAATCCACCACCTCACCACTCGGTCAACTACCCGTTTTGTGGTAACTCAGCAGAACCTACATATATAGGTTTTCTTTTCATTTGATTACCAGCAGCGAATTTAGCACCTTCTTTTATATACCCAGTTAAGAATGCTCTTCTAAATCTTTTTGATGTATTTGGTTCTGAACCATGTATTACGTTTGAATGTAGTAAAGCAATCTGTCCTTTTCTTAGATAACCATCTATATGTGGAAAATTGTGGTCTTTTGGTAATACACAAGGTTTACCTCTTTCACTTCTCCAATTCTTTGGATTTGAACCTACTCTTTCTTCATCTACCTCAATTGGTAACCTACCTAAGTGATGAGACCCCTCTAAATACCAAACAGAACCATTATTTGGGTCGTGATTATCTATAGCAACTGAAACATTTATTATTTCATTGGTATTACATTGTGTATAAAATATATTTTGATGCATATCTCTACCCAATTGTCCTGGTGGTTTATAATATGCCCAAGTTTGTACACCTAATATTTTAGAATCCATTAAAAACTCACAAGCTTCTATTACTTTAGGATGTTTCATTAATCCATCAAGTACTTTAGATTCTTTATGTGGGTACATATAAGGGTCATAATCTCCCCATTCACCTTCTGTATCGTTTTCTTGTCTATTAATTCTGATTCTTTCTAATTCATCTCCTATAGCATCAGCTTCTGATTCTGTTAAGAGATTTAAAATAGATACACCTTTGTATCTCCAATCAAATTGTAATTGTTGTTTTTCTTCTATTGATAAGTAACTCATATAACTTCTTTAGTTTGTATATCTATATATATTAAGAAAATTAGAAAAACTATTTTCTTGAGATATGATATTCTCCAAGATTTACCAATCTATTCTTTAAAGATGGCATTTTTCTTAATTGTTCTTCTATACTTCTTTTATTCGATGTATATACTCCCTTTTTCACATTTCCTTCCGCATCTTCATAATCCTCCAAAGGTCCGTTGATTCTCCATCTTAATTTTACTTGTTTGTAAAATGCATTAGTTGCTATTTGTGAAAATTTTGTTGATGAAACTTCACTAATAGGAGCTCTGTTATCATTTGCTCTTTGTACAAAATATCTTTTTACATATCCCCTTTTGTAATCTACATCTTTTGGTTTTGGTACAGATGGTGAAACAGTTTGCCTAACTATAGATGGTACTCTTTTTACAGAATTATATGCTGATATCATTTCAGTATTAGATTGTTCTTGTACATAATTTTTCTTTAAACTATAAGGAACTACTTTTCTTTCTCTTTTTAGTTGCTTTAATTGTTCTTTAGTAGATTTTAGTTTTTCTTTTCTTTTTTTAAACTTCTTAACTAAATCATAATCAAGTTTTAATTCTTTAACCTCCCTTACCCACTTTCGTTTCCTTCTTTTTAATTCTGTTCTTTCTGCTTCATCGGGATTTCTATCAAGAAAGCGTGCTTTATTATATCTTTCTTTGATTTTCTTTCTTCTACGTTCATTTTTATTATCTCTCATAACTAATCATTAACCCTAAAGTCCCCCTTAATTGTTGTTGTCCATATACTTCCTGCTAAATTGTGAGTTACATCCATAACTTGAAAAAATCCACCATTTTTATATTTATCAGGTATTCCATCTACATTAAATGTATCACCATGTACTATTCCACTAACACCATGTACAGTAAATGTATAGGTAATTGGTAATGGTACACCTGATGGATTACTCATTTTATTTTGGTCACCAAAGGAAGGTGCCATTTTCTGTGCAAACAATGCTTTATCTTCAAATACAGGAAATTGTAGAGATTCCACTAATGTGGATGCTGTTCTACCCTGTACATACTTTTCGTATGCACCTCCATCTAATCCAATTTTACCACTTTTAATTTTTGGATATGAACCAATTTTACCTAAAAAAGAATCATACAATGCAGCTGCTAATTCTTCTGAATCTTCTTTTGGTTGACCCGGTGGTTTTGCATCTTCCGCAACTGCATCTTTTTGATTCATTTCTTCTAACACCAAATCTCTTTTATTGGAGTAAATCCCTCCTCTTTTTCTTGTTGGATGTACATCTTCTTGAGTATCTACACCAGCTAATCTATCCGATACGATTGAATTCATCATTTCACCCGGTATATCAATACTCAAATCCGATGATATAAAAAATGAGTCTGCTCCAGCGTGTTTAAATATAGAAGCTGGTACTTTACCATCCGATGTGAAGTTTAAATCAACTACTTGTAGTTCTAGCTTACAAGTATCTTTATTAGGTCTTTCCAGTATTTCAAATTTCCAAAGTGAATTAACTGCTTCAGACATTCCATTTAACATATCATACAATACATCTTGATAAGTCATATTAGGTCTTTCCAATACTTCAACCGCAAAATCAAAGTTTATAAATAAATCATCCAAATAACCCCACCTATCACCGGGAGCGTTCCATGCAGCTGCTCCTCCACAAGTTGTACAATGTGAATCAGCTAATGGTTGTCTATATGGAAATTCAAATGCAGTTTCACCACTTTCTGTTTTAGCAGAACAATCTGTATTCGTTTTTTCTGTTGGCTTACCCCCTTCTAAGAAGTCAAAGAATCCAAAGTCTGGTGTATTTGAATTAGGCACTATTAGTGTAGCTTTACTTGTTGAAAACATTTCATCAAATGCACTACAAATAGTATCTTTGGTATTTACTATCAATGGATAATTTTCACTACCTAATTTAAATCCTTTTTCTAAATCAATAAATTGTGCCGTATCTATAATTTTCTTTAACGTACCAAATTTAATAAATCTTTCATCACCAACACAAGATACACCTTCAGGTATAGTAGCTCTTTGACCCGAATCTGTATTTACTTTTGTATTTGTAGTTTCATCTTGTAAACTATCTTTTGTTTCTGGGTCAAAGTTTATGAAGTTTTCTTCTAATCCCAATTCACTCTCCAATTTTTTAACTTCAGGTGTTAATCGTGATGATGGTAAATCATTAAACATCAATCTAAATAATTTTTGACCTGTACTCAATGAATCATCATCTATTTCATTTGGTCCGTATTTTTGTGAAGTTGCTGCTTCTTCAGCCTTTTCTTTTTCTTTTTTAGTAAATGATTTTTGTGATTGTAGTGTAGAAGGCATTTGACCTAAACCAGTACACTTTACACTAACTATAAATACTTCACCATTACTACTAATACTACCCCCAGTAATCATTCCGAAAAAACATTCATATGTTCCATCAGAATCTTTATGTTTATTAATTACTTTTGTGTAATCATTTAATGCAGCAACAGAGTTTGTATCTAATGGAGTTAATTGAGTTATTGATTCTTCAACATTCCAACCAAATTCAATCATACAAGTATATCCTGGTTCTTGAAAATGTTCAGCAACTATTTCCATTTGCTCTAAGGTATAACAATTAATGTTGAACTCACAAGTTCTCGTCATACCACCTGCTCCGTTTTTAAGAGTTACGGAATCTATAAGTGGTCTTGGTCTTAAACCTCTACCCGGAGTATCATTAGTATTAACCGGCTTTCCTCCCCATGTATCTCCTACTGTACCACCAAAGTCACCTCTACCATAAGCGGTTTGGTGCATATCACCTGAACCTGTATGGAATGTACTTTGTGATGGATTGGAATATAAAACTAAACCCGGCTCTGCACTAGCAGCTACCCTAAGCCAAGCTACTTTTTGAGTTGGGGATACTCCTTCGGAGTTTGTTTTCAATCTCCCTTTGACAAAATCTGCAATTGGTCTATATGCGGGAAATGTTGACATTACTTGTTATTTAATTCGTTCTTAACTATTTCTAAATGATTTGCTGGTATTCTTAATATTGTACCATCGGGTAATCCTAATTTACCATCGTGTATATTATTTGCTGTAGCTATTATCCACCAATATGCTGATGAACCATAGTATTCATTAGCAAGTGTATCTAATCTATCACCTGTTTGGGATACTACATACTTATCTTCATTACTCTTAGGAATATTTTTTAATCTCCTAGCTTTATAGACAGTTCTACCATCAGGTGATTTTTTAGTTCCGTTTGTTTTGTATCTACTAATTGCCATATTAAGTTAATGAGTTAAAACTATATAAATTCGTTTTACCACTATTTCCTCTGTGCTCTACAAATTTGAATGTAACAGCTACTTCTATAAAATGTGGTAATCGATAACCTTTTGATTTAGATGGAGGTGATGCCGAACCAAATCCACTTTTTCCAAAAAACTCACCAGCTTCTCCCTCTTCTTCCGCATCAACACCAATCTCCCAAGTTCCATTATCAGGAATAGTGTAAGTTAAACTTTCAATAAAAGATGGTTTTTTTGCGTACATATCACCTAATGTTAAAAATAAAAATGGTGCTTGTACATAACCAGGTGAACCCACATAAGCCAATGGGTAACATAATGATGTTAAATATTCTATTTTGTTCCAATTATTGATTAATTCTTTTAAATTCATTGGAAAAACAGTAAAATTAAAAGAAACACTTCTTTCTATACCCGAATATGTGTAATAGTTAAATGGATTACCAACAAATTTAGCCGATTCCCAAGATGGAGTTACATTTTCAGTAAGACCTGTTATTGTAGCTCTAAAGTTAACTGCTTTACCACCTATAGCTTTTATTTGTAATGGAATAAAATCCATTTTAGTGATTTCATTCTCACCAATAGTATCATGTAATCCAGCTTGATTAATACCATCTTGAGTATTTGAGAATCCTCTTTTGACTGGTAAATCATTTGTAGAATCTCTAAACTTACTATCTCTCTCACCTATTCTAGCTGCATCAGTACTTCCTGGTACTCCCGTTGCTCCATCTACAACCTCACCACCAAAAAGTTTTGTTTTATATCCTCTACCAACTTTTAAATTATCTTTAATATATTTTTCAGGAGATATACCAACTAAATCAATAGCCAATGTGGTATCTGTACCATCTTGTGAAATTCCATCTTCAATCTGTTTTGAATATCGTGCATCTCCTCTATCAAAATATTCGGTTGGAATTGAAGCTGCATTACTTCCAGCTGATGGGGATTCACCGAATAACTTACCTCGTATTGCATCTTTAGCTGCTCCTATCAGTTTACCAGCTGCTTGTTGTGCTATCGTTTTAGGAGTACCTCCACTTAATAAGTTACCCACAAATGAACCAGCTGCATCTGATTTGATTTTAGCTAATTCTTCAGGATATTTTACCATTTCAACTTTTCCTAATCTATCATCATAAGAAGTTGGAATTATTGTTGTTGGTATTCCTAATTTTGAATTTACTTTATCTCTTAAATCTTTTATTTTACCACCTATTAAACCACCATCAGGTGTTTCTGAGAATGAAGCTCTCATATCTTCTACATCTTTAGTAGAACGATTTGCTATTCTTATTGCTTCATTACCATATAATAGGGGATTATTTAGTTCTACGGCAGATTTGATTCGTAAACCACTTACTTCTTGTTCTAAAAAAGTATCTGGATTTGTTTCGATGTTTGTATCGACTGTACTGCTTCTAAATAATTCTAATATCGTTGGCATAATTTATTTCCTTATACTAATCCAAATGAATTAGATGTTTTTTTCTCAACAACTTGTTGGATTCCATCTGTAACTGCTTTTCCATCCATAGATATATTTCCACTCTGCCTAACCGCTTGTATTAGTACATCCATTTTAGCTAATAATTCTTTATTAGATGATGATTCCGATTCATCTCCTCCAAATAAACCTCCTACAAAATCACCAATACCACCAATTGCGCCACCAATTGCTTCACTAATTCCACCAGCATCGTTTACAGCGTTTGCAGCCATACCGATTGGAGTCATTCCAATCATTTTACCCATAAACCCATCACCGAATAAATTAGATTTTTCTTGAACTACAGGTTTTGTTATGTCTGGAGCTTGTGGTATTAATTCAGCTGAAGCTTGTGGTATTAATTCAGATGGTGTTTTAGTAGCTATTAACGTATCTTCTGGGTCTGTTGATATTATGTTACCATTTTGTACGATACCATCATCAATAGAACCTGCTACCTTCAGTTGTTCTGCTTCAAGAGATTGTTCCCCCGCCGTACCCATTGTAGATGTAACATCCGCAGAAGCAACTTCTGGGTCTGGTACTTCTTCATCATCACTAAACCAACTAAATGGATTTAATCCAGCTAAGTAATCTATAGCTTCCATTATAGGGCCTACTATATATTGCTGAACAAGACTTCCTATATAATTAAATCCTTCTATCAATGGGTTTAGTAACATTCCAAAGAATTCTACCATAGGGTCTATTATAGTTCCCATAATAAATGAACTTAACATATTAAATCCTTCAACAATTGGTCCTATCAATGATTTACCAAATTGTATCATAGGTTTTATAACATTATTCATTATAACTCTACCAACTGCTTGTAATCCTGCAAATAAGATTCTGTAAGGAAGAGTTAAAATCTTTCCTATCTTCATAAATAAATCCCCTACAGGAGCTAATACGTTTTTGACTCTATCAAATATTGATGAGAATATTCCTCCAATACTATCACCCACTCCACCAAATAAATTACTGAAGAAACTTCCGATTGATGGGAACATATCCACTATAGTCTCATAAAGTAGAGTTGGTATTGCATAAAAGAACCTTAAAATACTTTCACCTATACTCATTAGTCCATCTCCAATTAAACTGAAATCTCCAGTAAATATTCCTTTAAATACATCATATATACCTGATACAGCACCTAGTACCATTTTTAATGTATTTGAAAAGACATTAATTGCGAATGTTAGTGGACCTGCTAATAGAGTTCCTATAGTTTCAAATACTGCACCTATTCCAGCACCATCACCAAAAATATCAGACATTATATCTTGAATTGGTTTAAATGCATCCATAATTCCTTGAATAGCGTTACCAATCGGAGCAAAGAAACCTTTTATAAGTTTCATTATAGGTGATAATAACCCCATTATCATTTTACCAACAGGCATAAATGTCATCAATATATCTGAACCTATAGCTGATAGTTGATTAGCCATTTTATCAAATTCAGATTGCATTTGTTGATTAGCAATAACCGATTCTGTTTGTTTCTTTAAATCTTCATCCGATATATCTGAAAGTTCCTTACCACTAGCTAATAATTCCTCAGCTGCTTTCATTTGGTCTGCATCTAACTTACCAAATTGTTTTCTAAGATTTAATTGTTTTTGTATTTCTGCAACAGGCATACCACTAGCTTTAGCTATGGCATCTAATTGAAATTTGTTTACATTATTTAAATCAACTGTTTTTTCTAATGTATCTAATACGGATTGTTGAGCTCCTACTATATTACCTTGAGCTGCTAATTCTCTTGCTTTGTTAAAGTTTATAGATTTACCTAACATAGCAGATGCCGTTAATTCATTTGTTATGCTACTTTCGAAATCTAATAAATTATCAGATACTTCAGCTGCCTGTTTTAGTGATGTACCCATTTTAGCAGCTTGAATAGCTGCTTTTGTTAAGTTACCAACTGAACCTTGGAAATAGGTAGCTGCAACTTCAGCACTATTGGCTATATCAGCCATTACTTTACCAGGCGCTACACCAGCTAATTGAGATGCTAATGCAACTTGTTGGACTTGATATTGGGCTTGTTCAGCTGATAATCCAGCCATATTTTGGAATACCTCATTAGCTCCTATAGAAGCTTGAGTAGCTATTCCCATATTTTTATTTAATGCTACTACAGATGTTAATACTTCTTTTGATGGTTGTACTAATCCTTCAAATTGATTCGTAAATTCAGCAGCTACCTTAGCTACCTCTCCCATTGAAGCTCCCAAAGCTACTGTAGATTTATATGATTTTAGAATAGTAGTATCTAA